CTGCTGCTTGATACCAGTTGAAGCGGATGGCGCCACCCACAACATCCACACCAAACCGAGGCGCGCTTCCGCAGCGACGCACCCGTGTTCCCAGACTCAAGCCTGTCCCTGAGACTGAGGGATTACGTTTTTTTTCTGTTTTTCCCTTGACGCTCGCACCTCGCCGTGTTAGTGATTGAGTAGAACGCCTTCGCGGCGTTCTCCCAGAGGCGCGCGGGGCCTCTCGCAAATCCCGCATCCCCACCCTCGAGAGACGGGACTCTCGTAAAACTCCTTCCCTTCCGTGCCGTACTCGAAGTGTGCCCGGATGAAGCCCGCCGAACAAATCCCCTACTACGCGCCAGACGGAACCTCGCTTGGATTCCGCTCGATGGGGGCCGCAAAACGCCTGGTCGAAGGCGGCTTCGCAAAACCCTCGTACGGGCGAAAGGGCCACCTGAAGGCGATCTGGCTGCGGCGGGAGGACGGCAGCAGCCCGGTTGAGGCACGCGCTCCGGCCGGCACTCGCTACAGCTTCCTCGAAACCCTGGATCATGGCCGGTGCTGGAAGCTTCGCCGGGTGGATGGACGAGACGACGACGGCATGCTTGTGAGCACGCGCGGCGTGTTCCTGCAGGTGCTCCGGGAGTGCCTGGTCCGATGAAGTCCGCGCGGCGACAAATCGGGGCACGCTTCCTGGCGCGGGCACGCGCCGCGTTTCGTAATCCGAGGAAACTGAAGCCACGTGCGTAGACTGCCACCAGACTCGGCCGAAGGCCGTTGCAGAGCGAATTAGGTACTGGGTTTTCTTCGGTTTACGGCGGGTAGAAGGATGGCACGCTGTGGCCAGCCACAGGCTCAAAAAACCAGTCAACAGTAGTCAACGCCAGTCAACACTCGATGAAACAGCCGGGCTTGATGACGCAGGCCGAGTATGCGCGGCACCGCAAGGTAAACCGTTCATACATTAGCCGGTTGGCGAAACGCGGCATCCTCGTGATGCGCGGCAAACTGGTGGACGTCGCGGCCAGCGACGCGGTGCTCGACGACAAACCTGTTGACTTGGAGCAGCAGGAAACTCCGGCGGGTGCGTCGCGGCCTCCCGTTGACGGAGTTGGCACGCCGCCGGCAGGGAGCTTCGCGCAGGCGCGGACCGCCGAGATGATCTTCCGGGCGCGGCTGCGGAAGCTGGAGTACGAAACCCGGACCGGCAAGTTCCTGCCGGCGGACGAGGTCAAGGTCAAGTGGTTCACGATTGCCCGCCAGATCCGGGACAAGCTGCTGGGGTTGCCGGCAAAGTTGGCTCCGCAGTTGGCCGCGCTGAGTGACCTGAATCAGATCCGCGATCTGCTCGACACCGAGATCACGGCGACCTTGAGGGGCCTGCAAGAGGAGATTCGGTATCAGCGCCATTGAGGAATGCGTCGATCAGGTGATCGCGGCGTTCGAACCGCCTCCGCGACTGACGGTATCGGAGTGGGCGGATCAGTACCGGCGCCTCTCATCGGAGGCGTCCGCCGAGGCCGGCGACTGGAAGACCGATCGCGCGCCGTACCAGCGGGCGATGATGGACGCCTTGACGCCCAACAGCCCGTACGAACGGGTTGTCGTCATGGCGGCCTCACAAACCGGAAAGACTGAACTGGCCCTGAACTTCTGCGGGTACATTATCGACCGCGATCCAGGGCCGACGTTGGTAGTCCTGCCCCGCGTCGAGGATGGCGAAGCGTGGAGCAAGGACCGCCTCGCCGCCATGCTGCGGAACACGCCGAGCCTGCGTGGGAGAGTGGCGGATGTCCGGTCGCGGGATTCGAACAACCAGATCCGCCACAAGCAGTTCCAGGGCGGCAGCATCAGCATTGCGGGTGCCAACAGTCCGGCAGGCCTCGCCATGCGCCCGATCCGGTATGTGTTGCTCGACGAGGTGGATCGGTACCCGCCGTCGGCCGGAACCGAGGGTGACCCCGTCAGCCTGGCGGTGAAGCGATCGACGACCTGGTGGAATCGCAAGATCCTGCTCGTTTCGTCGCCGACCGTCAAGGGCGCGAGCCGCATCGAGTCATGGTGGCTGCGCAGCACCCGGTCGAGCTTCTGGGTGCCGTGTCCAGATTGCGGACACCACCAGGTGCTGGCTTGGCCGAACGTCGAGTGGCCCGAGGGCCGGCCCGATGAGGCGCAGTACCGATGTGAGCACTGCAGCGTACTGATCCCGCCGCATCGGAAGCCGTGGATGCTGGCGCGCGGCGAGTGGCGCCCGGCGAATCCGAAGAGCCGGATCGCTGGCTTCTGGATCAGCCAGTTGTACTCGCCATGGAAGGAGTGGCCGGACACGGCGGTCGAATTCCTCGAGGCCAAGGCCGGGGGACCGGAGACCTTGCGGGCGTTCATCAACACGGCGCTCGGTGAACTCTGGGACGACGAGGCTGAGACGCATGTTGATCTTGCTGCTCTGTTGGCGCGGTGCGAGGCTTACGGTCCGCGGCTTCCTGCTGGCGTTTGTGCGCTCACTGCCGGTGTGGATCTGCAGTTGGATCGCGCCGAGGTTGAACTAGTCGGCTGGGGCAAGGGCGAGCAGTGCTGGTCGATCGAATACCAGGTATTTCCCGGCGATCCGAGCGCGCCCGAATTGTGGCGGGCGCTCGACGATTATCTGAATCGCCAGTGGCTCCACGAGTACGGGATCTCGCTGCCGGTGGCGGCGTGTGCCATCGACTCGGGCTACCACACCCAGGCGGTCTACGACTTCTGCCGCACGCGATATCACCGCCGGATCTTCGCGATCAAGGGCAAGTCCGGTTCGCTGCCGGTGTGGCCGAAGAAGCCGACGCGCAATACGATCAACCGGACGCCGATGTGGATCGTCGGCGTCGACAGCGCCAAGAGCGTCGTCTACGGACGCCTGAAGATCGAACAGCCTGGGCCGGGTTACTCGCACTTCCCGAAGGAGCGGACCCAGGAGTGGTTCGAGCAGCTCCTGGCCGAGACCTTGGTGACGACCTACTCGCGTGGCGTCCCGGTGCGGGAGTGGCGCAGGAAGAGAGGCGTTCGGGCAGAGGTACTCGACGCGCGAGTGTACGCCTACGCCGCGTTCTGCGGGCTGGTCTCGATGGGGCTGCGGCTCGATGCGGAAGCGGAGCGGATCGCGGCACTGGGCCCGCAGCCGCGTGAGGAGCATGTGGGGACCGGGGTTGCTGTGAGGGGATCTGGCCGGACGGTGTTGAGAAGCCGGTGGCTGGATTCCGGGCGCCCGGGTTTGTGACCGGAGGGTTTCTGTGGCAGACGCAGCATCGTTGCAAGCACGCTCGTTCGGGAAGATAGCCGTGCCGACTCCCGGCACACCCGTGCGGTTGTCGTCGGACGAGACGCTGCGCGTGAGCCGCATGCGATTCGCCGCAGTGATTGGCGAGGTCGGCCGCGTTTTCTTGGGCGTGGCCGGGATGACCAAAGCCAACGGTAGCGGCGTGATCAAGGAGTTCTGGCCGACCGGTGCGGGCGGCGGCGCGGCGGATGAGTTCGTGATCGACTCACCTGCTGGCGAACTGCGGCCGTCGGACTACTACATCGACGCGAACACGGCGGGTGAGGGTTTGATCGTCGCTTACTGGCTCTGGGTTCCGTCCTTCAACAGTTAATCCTATGACCCCCTCCATGGCGACCAGCATTGAGTTGTGGCCGGTCGAGCGACTGGTGCCGTACGGCAGGAATCCTCGCACGCATTCCGATGCTCAGGTCGCCCAAATCGCCGCCTCGATCGTCGAGTTCGGATGGACGAATCCGATCCTCGTGGATTCGAACGACGGCATCGTGGCCGGGCATGGACGGCTCCTCGCAGCCAAGAAACTCGGCCTGGCAGAAGTTCCGGTAATTGTTCTCGACCACCTGAGTGAGACGCAAAAGCGCGCTCTGTTGATCGCTGACAACAAGCTGGCCGAACTGGCGGGATGGGACAATGACGCGCTTCGCGATGAGTTGTCCGAACTCAACGACGCCAACTTCGATCTGGGGACGCTCGGCTTCAGCGAGGATGAACTTCGCGTGTTGCTCGCCGAAGTAGGCGATGGCACGGCACCCGAACAGGGTGCCGAAGAGGAGATCCCGGAAGCACCGGTTGAGCCTGTCACCCGACCCGGCGATGCGTGGCGAATCGGAAAGCACCTCCTGATCTGCGGCGACTGCCGCGATCACGCTGTGGTGGCGCGACTGTTCGAAGGCGCGAAGGCAAGCATGGTGATCACGTCGCCGCCGTACGCCACGCAACGCGAGTACGACCCGGCGAGCGGATTTCAGCCGGTCCGTCCGGAGGAGTATTGCGCCTGGTTCCGCGAGGTGGCCGCCAACATCGCGGTGGTTCTGGCGCCCGACGGTTCGTTCTTCCTGAACCTCAAGGAGCACGCCGAGGACGGCGAGCGGAGCCTGTACGTGAAGGACCTGGTCATCGCCCACAAGCGGCAGTGGGGATGGCGCTTCGTCGATGAGTTCTGCTGGCGCAAGACGGACAACGGCGTGCCGGGCGGCTGGAACAACCGATTCAAGAATGCCTGGGAGCCGGTCTTCCACTTCAGCCGGCAACCCGAGATCAAGTTCCGGCCGAAGGCTGTTGGCCATGTCTCGGACGGGTGCTTCGACTACTCCCCCAACAACCCGAAATCGACCTCGGGCAGCGGTCTGCTGGGGACCGGGGCCCGCGGATCGGCGGCCGGGCAACAGGGCAACGATGACGACGACGGTCGATTTACCGGCATCGCGCGGCCGAGTAACGTGATTGAGGTGAAGTCCGAGAGCAGTCAGGGATCGCACTCGGCACCGTTCCCACGTGCGCTGGTCGAGTTCTTCGTGAACGCCTACTCAGATCCTGGCGACGTGGTGTACGATCCGTTCCTCGGGAGTGGAACCACGATGGCCGCCGCGCACGTGCTCGAGCGGGTCGGCTACGGGATCGAGATCAGTCCGGCTTATTGCGACGTAATTCTGAGGCGCATTGCCCATCTCGCCGGCGGGGAGCCGGTGCTCGTCGACACAGCGCAAACGATCGCGGAGGTGGCCGCCGAGCGCGGCGTCCCCGCGGAACAGGTCGATAACCCGCGCCTCAAAGACTCGCGCCGCATCCGGCACAACGGGCCGGCGCCGTTCTATGGCAGCCGGCGCAAGACAGGCTGACACCTCGATGGAACTCCAGGTCCAACAGTGGCCGATCGATCGGCTGATTCCGTACGTGCGAAACCCGAGGACGCACTCCGAGGAACAGGTGATGCAAGTCGCCGCGTCGATCGCGGAGTTCGGATTTGTGAATCCGATTCTGGTCGGGCCCGACAACGTGATTATCGCCGGCCACGCCCGTGTGCTCGCGGCGCGGAAGCTAACCTTGACCGAAGTGCCGGTGATCGTGCTCGGGCATCTGTCGGAAACGCAGAGGCGAGCGTTGGTAATCGCCGACAACCGGCTCGCCCTCTCAGCGGGATGGGACGAGGAGATGTTGCGCGTCGAGTTGGACGCTCTCCGCGAGGACGAGTTCGACCTCGATCTGCTGGGCTTCACCGGCGACGAACTGGAGGACCTGCTGCGGGACTCGGACTCCGCCGCGCCAGGCCTCACGGATGAGGACGCCGTCCCGGAGGCGCCCGAGGCGGCGGTAACGGTACCCGGCGATGTGTGGATACTGGGCGACCACCGGATCCTGTGCGGCGATGCCACCAGCATGGAGGCGGTCCAAACGGTGCTGGCTGGGGGCTTGGCGGACATGGCCTTTTGCGATCCACCCTACAACGTTGACTACGAGGGCAAGACCGCGAAGAAGCTCAAGATCGGCAACGACGCCTTGGGTGGTAAGTTCTACGAGTTCCTGCGCGAGTCCTGCGCGAACGTGTTGGCGGTGACCAAGGGAGCCGTCTACATCTGCATGTCTTCATCGGAGCTGCACACCCTCTACCAGGCGTTCACCGACGCCGGCGGCCACTGGTCCACCTTCGTGATCTGGGCCAAGCACCATTTCACGTTGGGCCGGTCGGACTACCAGCGGATGTACGAGCCGATCCTGTACGGCTGGCGCGACGGGACCGAGCACTTCTGGTGCGGTGACCGGAACCAGGGCGACGTGTGGTTCATCAAGCGGCCCATGGCGAATCTGGAGCACCCGACCATGAAGCCGGTAGAACTGGTCGAACGCGCGATCCGGAACAGCAGCGAAACGCGCGACACAATTCTTGACGTCTTCGGCGGGTCGGGCACGACGTTGATCGCGTGCGAGAAGTCCCGGCGGCAGGCGCGGCTGATTGAACTGGAGCCGAAGTACTGCGATGTGATTATCCGGCGTTGGCAGGAATTCACCGGGCAAGAAGCAAAGCTTGAATCTGACGGGAGAAGCTACGGCGAGGTCGCCGGAGCGCGAAGCCCAGTGGCGGCGTGAGGTGGACCGGTGCCTCGCCGAGATCGCAGCGATCGAAGCATTGCTGCTCGCAGGCCACCCGGACGTCGAGGGCCTTTGCCTGGCGCTATCAGACTGGTCCGCCGAGTTGAGGATTCTTGAGGGAGCAGAAGCAGAACCGCCGCCGGATCGTTAGACCCGGCGGCGGCTTGGGTGAAGGCAGGTGGGAAGTCTCTACTTGACGATCTTGTAGACCCGCTCGCCGGCCTCGTTCTTCGAGGAGTCGATCTTGATGCGGTTCTTCTTGGCGGCGATGGAGATGAAGCCCCGGACGCTGTGGGCCTGCCAATCGGCGGCCTTCATGATCTCGGCGAGGGTTGCGCCCTTGGCCCGTCCGATCATCTCCAGGATCTTCGCGCCCTTGCTCTCGGCGCGCGGCGTGGTCACCTTCGCGCGGGCGGGTTTGGCGGCCTTCTTGGCCTTGGCTTCCTTCTTCGGCGCGGCGGCCTTGGCTTTGCCACCCTTGGCGGCCTTTTGGCCCTTGGGCGCGCCCTTCTTCTGGCTGGCGCCCTTCTTCGAGGAGGCCTTCTCCGGCGCGCCCTGCGCGCCCTGTTCCGCAACGGCGGCGGATGTGTTGGCTTCTGCGTTGGTCATCTTAGTTCTGGCTACCTTTCTGCGCTGGTTCGCGCATGACGATGGATCACTCCGTTTGGCCCGGAAAGCAAGGGAAAAGTGAACGTTTCGGAGCGGATTGCTGGTGTGCGCGTGTGGTGGCGGCAGTTCGGGAGGTGGCCGCTTAGCGCGACCGCTTGCCTTTCGGTGCGGCGTCGCGCGTCCGTGGCGCGGCGGTGGTGGCTTTGGGGGCGTCCAGGCGTTGGACCGCCTTCCAGATGCGCGCGATGGCAGTCTTGCGATCCTTGAACTTCCTGACCGGCTTCAAATCGTCGAAAGGCGGGACGTCGGCGATGCTGTTCCAGATCTGGGCGAGCTCATTGCCGCTCAGGAATTCGAGCAGCTTGCCAAGCTCCGACTCGCTGGTGAACACATGAATGTCATCGCTGGCAGGAACGTCTTCGGCCGCCGCGTAGACCGCGATTCTGTTGTCGCGACCGATGGTGAACACTTTCATTCGAGTTCGTCTCCTTTCTCATCGGTTCCAGCCGGTGAGTTTTCCGTCGGCAGTGATGGTGAGGTTTTTGAAATAGGCGCTGCGGACTCCTATCCAGCCCGCGTGACTCTTCACCTCGTAGCGCACGGCGACGCGGCTTAGCTTGAGCCGGTAGTGGCGCAGGCCCTCGTGCTCGACCTTTTGGAAATTCCCGTAACGGTCCAGCTTCCAGCCGTTGAGAATCGCCCATTCAATCAGTTGTTCGCGGGTGACCATAGCGGGTCCATGGGTCACTCTGTTCGCGCCGGAAAGCAAGTGCGCTAACGATGTACACCGACGAGCAACTCCAGGCGCTCCGCGATGCACTGGCGAACGGCGTCCGGCGAGTCCGGTTCGGGGACCGGGAGATTGAGTACCGAACGATTGACGAACTGAAACAGGCAATCGCCGCCGCCGAAACTGATGTGGCGCGAAGCGGCGGGACGCCCGTGGTGCGACAGATCCGGGTCGAAACACAAAAAGGTTTCTGAGAGGTGAACTTCTGGGGTCGATTACGAGGGGTGCTGCCGCGCTTCTGGGCGACAGCCGACTACGAGGCGGCTGCCGCCACGCGCCGAACCACGGGCTGGACTCCGGCGACGAGCGACATCAACACGCTCGTCTTCCGCAACAGCGACACGCTGCGGTCCCGCTCGCGCGACATGGTGCGCCGCAATCCGTGGGCGACCAACGCGCTCGACGCCTTTGTTGGCAACTCGATCGGCACGGGCATCAAGCCGCAGTCACTGCATCCGGACGCCGAAACCAAGGAGCAGATCCAATCGCTGTGGTTGCGATGGACGGACGAAGCGGACGCGACGGGACTGACGGACTTCTACGGATTGCAGGCGATCGCGTGCCGCTCGGTAATGGAGGCCGGCGAGTGCTTCATCCGGCTGCGACCACGGCTTCCCAAGGACGGGCTGTTGGTGCCGCTCCAGTTGCAGTTGCTCGAGGCGGAACATCTGCCGACCGCCGAGACGCGGAAGCTGGAGAACGGAAACTACATCCGGGCCGGAATCGAATTCAACGGCATCGGACGGAGGATTGCGTATCACCTTTACCGGGAGCATCCGGGCGATACCAGCAATCCAATGGCTTCGACCGAGCTGGTGCGGGTGCCAGCAGAGGCAGTCTTGCACTTGTTCCGCCCGCTTCGCCCTGGCCAGCTCCGCGGCCAGCCGTGGCTCACCCAGGTTTTGATCAAGCTCCATGAGCTCGACCAGTATGACGACGCCGAGCTGGTTCGCAAGAAGACGGCGGCCATGTTCGCCGGCTTCATCACGAAGAACGCACCGCAGGATTCGCTTATCGGCGAATCGACCGCGGATGCCAGCGGCGTCGCGCTTGCGGGCATGGAACCTGGCACGCTTCAGGTGCTGCTTCCTGGGGAGGACGTGACGTTCTCGGCTCCGGCCGATGTGGGCGCGAGCTACGAGACTTTCATGCGGGTGCAGTTGCGCAGCATCGCTGCCGGTATGGGGATCACCTATGAGCAACTGACCGGCGATCTCACCGGCGTGAACTACTCGTCGATCCGTGCGGGCCTGCTTGAGTTCCGCCGCCGGTGCGAGCAGTTCCAGCACCAAGTGATCGTGTTCCAGATGTGCCGGCCCATCTGGCGATCATGGCTGAAAGCCGCCGTGCTGAGCGGCGCGTTGTCCAATGCGGCCGCCGGGACCGATGCCAAGTGGATTCCGTCGGGCTTCGCCTGGGTCGATCCGCTCAAGGACATCAAGGCGCAAATCATGGCCGTGCGCGCTGGCTTCAAGAGCCGCGCCGAGGTGGTCTCTGAACAGGGCTACGACGCCGAGGCCATCGACCGCGAGATCGCGGCCGACAACGCGCGCGCCGACGAACTGGGTCTTGAATACGATTCCGACGCTCGAAAGGAAACCAATGAAGCATCTGCCGCACCTGGCGACGCGGGTCTTTGATACACCGCTCCTGATCGCGCCACAAAAGCTCGAAGTAATTCTCGGCGTGCTGGCGCCGCACCTTGGCCTTGAAGTCCCTGTCCCGGTTGCTGCCGTGGCGATGCAACCGGCGTCACGGAAACCGTACGAAGTGACACCGGACGGGATCGCCATCATCCCGATCGAAGGCACGCTGGTTCACAAGTCCTACGGGATGGACGCGGTCTCCGGAATGCGCTCCTATGTGGAGATCCAGCAGGAAGTCGAGGACGCCGCGACCGACCCGGCAGTGAAGGGCATTCTGCTCGACGTCGATTCGCCCGGCGGCGAAGTGGCGGGCGTGTTTGAACTCACCGACACGATCTATGCTGCGCGTTCGGCCAAGCCGATCGTCGCCGTTGCGAACTCCAACGCTCTGAGCGGCGCTTATCTGCTGGCATCCGGCGCCCAACGGGTTTACGCCGGCCAATCTTCGGGCCTCGGCAGTATCGGCGTGATCGTTTCGCATCTCGACGTGACCGGCAGCGACGAGAAGCTCGGCTTCAAGTACACGATCATGCACGCCGGCGCGCGCAAGGCCGACTTCAATCCGCACGTGCCGTTGAGCGACGGAGCCCGCGCCACGATCGAGGCCGAGTTGAATCGCACCTACGGAATGCTCGTGAAAGCCGTGGCGCGCAACCGCGGGCTGCCCGAGGCATCGGTCCGTGAAACCGAGGCCGCCCGCTACTTCGGCGAGGACGCCATCAACGTGCGCCTCGCCGACCGCATGGGTACCCGGCAAGACGCACTCGCCGAACTGCGACAAGCCGTCGCCGGTCCGGCCATCTCAATTCGACAAGGAGGCAGGAAGACTATGCAGGACGAAATCATCGATGTCGAAGCGATCCGCGCGGAAGCACGAAAGCAAGGGTATGCCGATGCGCGGGAAATTGTGGAACTGTGCGCGCTCGCCGGGATGCCCGGCAAGGCGGCGGGGCTGCTGACGAAGGCCGCAACGCCGCACGAAGCCCGTCAATTCCTGATGGAGGTGCGGGCGACCGAGGACCCGCCTGAGATCCGCTCGCACGTGCTGCCGGAGACCGGGACCGGCGTCAAGACGAATCCCGAGAGTGGTCCGGTGATGAAGGCCGTTGAACGACTGGCCGCGAAAGGAGTGAACTGAAATGTCCGTTCTGACCGAACGCAAGTATCTGGGCGACTGGCTGAAGTGGGAGCCCGACAGCCAGTACAGCCGTGAAGTGCTGACCGTGCTTGCCGGCAGTGGCGCTGACCGCGTGCTGACCACCGGCATGGTGCTGGGCCGAATCAACAAAGGCGCGGCAACCGGGGCCGCCGTTGCGGGTAACACCGGCAACGGCACGATTACGGCCAACCCTGCCGTCGGTGGCGCGGCCAAGCCGGGCGTCTACCGTCTCGTTTGCATCGAACCCGCCACCGACGTCGGGAAGTTTAGCGTCGAGGACCCGGACGGCGTCCTGATTGGCGTCGCCACGGTCGGCGTCCAGTTCACAACGCACCTCACCTTCACCATCGCAGACGGCTCGACCGACTTCGCTTCGGGCGATTCGTTCACGATTACCGTGGCGGCAGGCTCGGGGAAAGTGAAGCAGATCGACTTCGCGGCGACCGACGGCAGCGACGCTGCCTGCGGCATCCTGCTGCTCGACACCACCGCGCCGGATGGCGTGGACAAATCCGGAGTCGCCATCATCCGCAACGCGATCGTCTCGGACAACGGCATCACCTGGCCGGCGGGCGCAACCACCAATCAAAAGAACGCCGCCACGGCGCAACTGAAATCCGCGGGCATCCTCGTCCGCCAAGGAGCATAACCCATGATGCTGAATCCTTTCTCGACCGACGCTTTCGACATGGTGGCGCTGACCGCCGCCATCAACAAGATCCCGAACACCTACGGGCGCCTGGAGCAGTTGAACCTGATGACGCCGCAGGGCGTCCGCACCCGCACGATCATCATCGAGGAGATGAGCGGTGTGCTGAACCTGCTGCCGACCCAACCGGTGGGAGCGCCCGGCACGCAGGGCACCACCGGCAAGCGCAAGGTGCGGTCCTTCGTGATCCCCCACATTCCGCACGACGACGCCGTGCTGCCCGAGGAGGTCCAGGGCATCCGCGCGTTTGGCTCTGAGACCGAGACCGACGCCCTGGCGAACCTGCTGGCGCTGAAGCTCCAGAACATGCGCAACAAGCACGCCATCACGCTCGAATACCTGCGCATGGGCGCGCTCAAGGGCGTGATCCTCGACGCCGATGGCTCGACGCTCTACGACCTCTACAGCGAATTCAGCATCACGCCGAAGACGGTCAGCTTCGTGCTGGGCACGGCGGGTACCGAGGTGCTGCTGAAGGTACTCGAAGTGAAGCGCCACATCGAAGACAACCTGAAGGGCGAGTTCATGACGGGCGTGATGTGCCTGTGCTCGCAGGGCTTCTACGACGCCTTCACCACGCACGCCAAGGTGAAGGAGGCGTTCATGTACTTTCAGCGCAACCAGCAGCTCGGCAACGACTACCGAACGGGCTTCACCTTCGGCGGCATCACGTTCGAGGAGTATCGCGGTCAGGCGACCGACGCAGCGGGCAACGTGCGGAAGTTCATCGCCGACGACGAAGCGCACTTCTTCCCGCTGGGCACGGCGAACACCTTCCGCACGCATTTTGCGCCGGCGGACTTCAACGAGACAGCGAACACGCTGGGCCTGCCGCTCTACGCCAAGCAGGAACCGCGCAAATTCGGGCGCGGCACCGACCTGCACACGCAGCAGAATCCGCTGCCCATCTGCCTGCGGCCGGAGGTGCTGGTCAAGGGCACGAAGGCGTGAACAATGGCGGACTGGGCCTCTCTGCTGAATGGGCTGAACGGCACTGTCCTCGGCGCCTTCGGCAGGGAGGTTACATATCTGCCACAGCCGGGCGGTGAAACGATTCTCCGGGCGATCTTCGAAGCCACTCGCGAATCCGAGGAGAACGCTCCCGGCGTTTACGCGGTTCTCTTTGTGCGGCTCGCGGATCTTCCGGGAAAGCCGGAACGCGGCGATGAAGTCATGGTGGACAGCACGAGTTACAAAGTGTTCGACATCGAAGCGGACACGAGTGGGGGCGTGATCCTGCGCCTTCGGCAGGCATAGCAATGCCCTCGGTCCGCGTCTGGCAGAAGAAGCAACTGCGGCTCGATTTGCTCAACTTCCGCCAGCACCAGATGTTCAAGATCGGCAACGTCGGCGTTGCGACTGTGAAGAACCGGGTGACGGCGGCGCTCGGTCCTGGCGACGCGCCGGCCAAGCCGCTCACCAAGCGGTACGCGATTCGGAAGACCAAGCTCGGACTCGGCAACCGGCGCAATCTGACTTTCACTGGCAACATGCTTCGCAACCTCGCCGTACGAACGGTGAGCGAGAACCGGGCCAAGGCCGGACTTTCGACGCGCAAGGATCGCATCAAGGCCTGGGCGAACCAGAAGATCGAGCCTTGGCTGGTGTTCTCGCCAAAGACCAAGGCCGCCGTGGTTGAAGCGGCGCGGCGGGTCTTCGATGAAGTGAAGAAGCGTCTCATGGTTGAGCGCGGCCTCGGTGGTAAACAACGATGATCGATCCGTCTATCCTTATTGATGCGCTCGTCGCGCTGCTGCGGGACGTCCCGGACCTCGTCGCGGAAGTGAACGGCGATCCGGATCGCATCTACGCCTACCACGACCAGTATCCGAAGCGGTCCAGTCTGCCCTTCGCGATTCATCAAATGCCGGCGCCGTCGATCATGGCCGCCTGGCAGGGCACGGTTCCCGGCACGTTCGGCGGCAACGACGTCTGGAAGCATCAGGTCACGCTCTACCTGCGCGCCCGCGAGACGTTCGACGGCGATCCGCCTACCGCCTACTATCGCCTGTTCCGCCTGATCACGAAGGGCGTGCCAACCGCAGCAGGTTTGCCTGTACTGAACGCAACCATCCACCCTTCCTGCTACCCGATGGATGTGCCGTCCATCCAGCGCGCCACGGATGCGGAGGGGCTTGATTACTTCGAGGTGTCCATGTCTTTCACGGAGATTGGCGATGAGTGACTTCGTCTGGATGCGCCCGCCTTACGGGCAGGGTGAGCCCAAGAGAGTCGAGGCAAGACCCGACGTGCTCTTACCGTTGATGAATTCTGGTTGGTCGCAGTGCGATCCGCCGGAACCGGAGGTGAAGGATGTCGACGACTAGACTGCAAGAGGTGCTCATCTGCTTCGGCAAACAGAAGCAGACCGACATCGCCACCGCCAACACGGGCGCGCAGATGTGGCAGTTGCGGAAGCTCAACGCCGCGCTTGCCAACCCGAAACTAAACACCGAGAACGACGCCGAGGAGTTCGGCAAGGGCCACGAGTTTCCGACGCAGTCGTTCCAGACGTCTTGGGACGTCAACGGCTCGCTCGAGAAGTATCTCGGCTCGGAGATCGGCGCTTGGGCGATGGCCTATGGCCTGGGGAAGGTGGTGAAGTCGGGCACCACCCCGAACTTCACGTATACGTGCACGCCGCTCATCCCGGCAAGCGGCGACGCTGCCGAGTTGCCGTACTTCTCCTTCGTCGAGCAGATCCGGCCCGGCGCGGGCGTGGTCGTTGACCGCATGGCCGTCGGCTGCGTCGTCGAAGGTTGGACCATCTCCATCGGCAGCGGACCGGGACGCGCCAACTCGAAGATCACCGTCGAGTTCGTCGGTGCAGGGAAGGCGACCGAACCATCTGGCATCACGATGCCTGCGGCGACGCTTGAGAAACTCCTGCCGTCGGCGTCGCTCGCGCTCACCATCAACGGCGTCAACTACGTCTCGAACAAGAACATCATCTCGCTGGAGACGTCGTGGAAGAACAACGTCCGTCTTGATGGTGGATTCTTCCCTGGCTCGGGCTTCCAGACGCCGGGCGACGCGACCAGCGGGGCCATCCGCGGCCGCCTGGAATTCGCCAATCGCCAGGGCATGCTGAAGTTCGTGGCTCGCTTCGAGAACGGCTCGACGGAGTTGACCAAGCTCAAGAACCAGTCCACCGGCACCGCCGTCCTCTTGCTTACTTATGACGCGAACAATTCGTTGGAGATCACATGGCAGAAGGTGTCGTTTGCGATGGCCGAAGTCGGCGAGACGGATGGAATCGTGACGGTCGCCGTCGAATGCCTGCCGATGTACGACTCCTCGAACGGCATCGTGTCGGCGGTGGCGAAGTGCAACGTGGACAACATCTGTCAATAGGAGATGTCTGGCAAACTGGGCGACAGGTGTTGAGAACCGACTTCAGCCGACTTACTTAGTCGTAGACGACGCAAGAGCGGCTCCGCAAGGGGCCGCCCCTTTTCACAGCGTCACTTCCCTTTGCCGTCGCTAGCAGCCATCTTCTTGCGAGCTTCCTTTATTCCTGAAGGCGCAACAGCTTCAAACTCATCAGGCGGTAACCCCATAAGGCTGAACGCCTGCCACATACCAAACGAAAGGCCCTGTAGCGGGATCTTGGCACCTTTCGATTCCAGCAGGCTGACGATATCGTACTTTTCCACTACAAAGGCGTAACAGGTTGCATTACAGTCACCTTGAAGAGCATTCAGATCGATCCCCTTCTGGGCTATGAGGAGCTCGACAACCTCCTTCTTTCCCCAGAGTGCGGCATACATGAGAGGTGTGAGTCCGTCGCCGCGACGTGCATTGATGTTGGCCCCTTTACTCAAGCTCCCTTTAATGCCATCCAGCTTCCCAACCTTTATCGCAGTGAACAGATTCTCGTCCGCCGCCTTAGTAGGTGTTCCAGTTTTGGTCTGAGCGCTCGCAATGCAAACGAGGAGCGTAAACAGGATTTGAATTCGGATGGTCATTTTGCTCATCTCCGTACCGCCTTTGTACCTTGGCTAATCATAGCATCGTGATGAGCTGGACGACAGCGAGCCGCCCTTTTTCACAGCCCAATGCGCGTCACGCCACGGCGGAGCAACCGAACCGCCCATGGTGGCTGTGGCCAAGTGCAACGTAGACAACATCGGTCAATAGGAGACAAAAATGGAACAGACAATTCCCGTATTCGACGCGGCGCGTCCGATTGCGCTGCAACTGCGGACCTCGGCGGGCGTGAAGACCATCCGGGTTCGCTTTCCTTCCGACGAGGAATGGACCGAGCGCCAGCGGCGGCGCAAGGTGATCATCAAACAGTTGGGCCGTGGCGTCTCCGAGACGATCATCGCCAACGGCGAAGACGCCGACGGCGCGCTGCTCGCCAAGATTCGCGTACCCGAAGAAAACGCGCCCGAAGTGGACTCGTTCGAAGCCAGCCGAATCATGGAGCAGTTGAGCCAGGCCGAAGTGGACGACGTGGTGCAGGCCGGAGACGCCTTCCGTGTGACGCTCCGGGTGCTCGGCGGGACGGTGACTCACCTGCTGAAGATGGCCTCGGCGAAAGACATCACCGAGTACCGTCGCGGCTTCGCGCGTGTGCTCGACCTGCCCTACAACCGCCAGGAACTCACCATCAACCTCGCGGCCGCCGGCGCGCTCTACAAGAAGCTGATCACTACGACCGAGGGGTACGCCGGAGATGCTCCGATCATGCACCAAGCCGTCGCGGTGAAGGCCGCCATCGACGCGCTCGACGCCGGATTCCAGGAGTCGGGCGACCCAAACTCGTAGGCGGGGAGTGGCCCGAGCAGCCCTCCCTGCGATTCCTTGTCCACTGGGCGCTACGCAGGGACGAACTGTGCGACCCGAAGCTGTGTCCCGATGCGCCCGACGACGGTGGCCGGTGTGACCACTGCCCGCTCGATAGGCTCGACGGGGCGCAATCGTCGGAGGCCGGACTCCTCATCCGGCGCGCCTTAGACCTCCGGGCGGCGCTGAAGCTGGGCATACACGTCGGCCTCGATGACATCCGCGCGGATGAGTTCTACGCGATGTTGATCCTCGAAGACGAACGCGAAAAGCTGGACCGCGAGCAGTTGAATCCCCATGGCCGATAACAAACTCGAACTGGTCGTCACCGTCGAGGTGGACAAAGCCAATCAGTCCATCAAGAGCGTCAACGCCAGTCTGTCGAGCATGGAGGCGTCCGCCACCAAGAGCGCGAAAGGAGCCGCCCAGGGCATCGACGGCATGACGGCAGCCATGGTGAAAGGCGCAACGGCGGGGAGCTTGTTCGCCGACGCCATCAAGAGTGCCCTTGCCTGGGGGAAGGAGTTCACCGTTGGTTCCGTCATGATGGCGGCTGAGAACGCCAAGGCCGAGGCTTCCCTCAGGGCGCTGGCGACCGCGCACGGTGTGGGTGCAGCCGCGGCGTCGAAGCAGGTGGCTGCAATCGAAGAAATTGGCTTCGAATTCACGGAGGCTGCGCATGCCGTTCAGCGCCTCATCGTCGCCGACATGGACCTGGCCAAAGCCGAGGGTCTGGCCAAGCTCGCCAAGGACGCGGCGGCGGTTCAGAACGTGTCGGCTGGCGAGGCGATGGAGGGCATTGTCCTCGCTATCGAGTCAGGCGCGTCGCGTGGACTCCGCACGCTGGGGCTATTCGTCGATTTCCAGAAGGAAGTTCTGATTCAGGAACTGAAGCTGGGCCGTGCGCTCACCGAAACCGAGGAGAAACAAGTCCGTTACAACGCGGTGATGCGTGAGGGCGCGAAGATTCAGGGGGCACACGCGGCCGCGTCGCAGACGGTCGAAGGCCAACTGGGCGCGCTGCGGCGCGAGTTCAACAACCTTCGAGAAGACATTGGGGCCAAATTCCAAGAGGACCTCAAGTCGATGATCGGCAGTCTGCGCGGCTTGGTCGGCTGGCTCAAGGACAATACGGACCTGCTTACGAAGTTTGGCGAGGTGGCCCTATGGGTCTCGGGCATCCTTGCATCTTATGCTCTGGCCGAAAAGATCATGGCGCTGGCCAAGTCCATCGCGGCGCTGAGACTCGCCAGTCTGAACCCGTACGCGCTGCTCGCCACCGGCGTCGTGGCGGCGGGCGCCATTGTCTACACCAACTGGAAGAACACGCAGGAGCAACTCCAGGCCCGCTTCGACGAGATGCAGCAGAAGGCCCTCCGCGAGCAACTCTTCAGCGGTAAGACCAGCGTCGAAAATCTCCGCAAACAGGGGATGACCGACGACCAGATCCGGGAACTCGTCAGCGGCAACCGGATGCTACCGGGCGAGCAACCCTTCCAATTCGGCGGTCCGAAGCTCACCATCAAGACCGGCAACGAACCGGACCTCGAGGCCTTGAAGCGCGCCGCCGAGATCCGCAAGCGACAGGCCGAAGTGGAAAGGGAGTCCCGGCAGGCTGCCATCGAGGCCGGCGTTAAGGGTCAAGTGGGCTTCGCTCGCGAGATCGCCGAGATGAACGCACAGATCCAGAAGTGGACGACATTCACCGACGACAGGGGAGTTGAGCAGCGGATCGCGTTGACGCGCACGGCGTGGCAGAACGTGCTCGATCAGTTGTCGAACCGGTGGACAACGTTCAAAGAGAAGCTGCTCAAGGACAATCGTGAGCATATTGCTGAGTACCTGAAAGACGAAGAGGAAGCGGCCAGAAAGCGGCTGGAGTTCGAGACCGAGCTATTCCAGCGGAGGCTCCAGTACAACGAGGAGATCTCGCGGCGGAACCTCGAACATCTCGAACGCATACTCGGTGTCGAGGAACAGCGCGCGGGCATCGATCGGGACGCGCGCCTCCGTGCTGTCGAGGCGGTAGACGCCCAGACCCTCGAACAGAAGGTCGCGGTTGAACAGCGAAAGGCTGCAATAGAGGTGGATTACCTGGAGCGCGTCCACGAGATCAAAATGCGCCTGTTTGATCTTGAAACCTCGCGCATGGTGCTGGAGGAAGAGGCGAACTTCAAGCGGCTCGGGTATCGCGCCGATGAGGTCAAGGCGCGGATCGGGGAACTCGGTCAGCAACGCGAGGAGATCCGGCAGGCCAACCAGGAGGGCACCGACGCCGCCATCAACGCCGCGCGCCAGAACGCCGCCACCCGAACAGCGGGGATGATCCGCGACCACAACCGGCAGGTCTTCGACTCCTTCAAGCGGCAGGCCGAAGGCGTCTTCGATGCGCTCCTCACGAAGTCGCAGTCCATCTGGTCGGCCATCGGGAACTCTTTCAAGACCGCACTGTTGACCGCCATCAAGGACGTGGTCTCCTCGCGCGTCGCGGCCATGCTGATGCAGTTGTTCACCGGCCAGAAGGTGTCTTTCGCGTCCGGGGGATCGGGCGGCGGCGGGGTGTTGAGCGGCATCGGTGGAATGCTGGGCCTCGGCGCGATCCCGGTATTCGGCGCAGGCGGGGGTGGGTTCGGCGGCGGCGGGCCGATTCCCGGCGGCGCGGCTGGTGGATGGGGCACACCACCGTTCATTCCTGCCGGCGGCGGAGGTGGCGGCGTCAGTGGCTTGGCGAGTGCGGCGGGGACCGGCGGGTTGTTCTCGAAGGCGGGTTTGACTGGCACGCTGGCGAACCTGAAATCCTTCCTCGGGATTGGCGGCAGCGTGCAGTTGGCTCCGGGCGTGGCAACCACCTGGCAGGCGGCGACTCTCGGTCAAAAGCTCTCTTCCATCGGCAAGTCGAACGCGGCGCTGATGGGGGGCGCACTGCTGGCGCTCGATGGACTGCGGCGCGGCGGGTGGCTTGGCGTCGCCGAGACGACGGCGGGCGGCGCGCTGATCGGTTTCAAATATGGCGGTCCCTTGGGCGCGGCCATCGGCGCGGGGGTCGGGTTCGCTGCCGGCATCGTGCGCCTGTTCGTGAAGGGCGCGCAGGAGAAGGCCCGCGAGAAGATCAAGGCGACCTACGGCGTCGATATCTCCGACAAGGGACTCCTGAAGCAGATTGTCGATATCGCCAAGCAGGGCTTCGGAGGCAACCTCGACGTGGCGATCAGGGGCCAGCAGATCCGCGACCTCGTCGAGTTGTACGCCATGAGCACCGGCCAGAAGCCGACTGGCATGCCTGGCACCGCGCGTCCGCTCGATCTGGTGCAGTCCGGAGGCTCGCTCTTCCAGTTTGCCGGGTACTCGAACGGGACAGCTCTCCCCGGCTTGGGGGGCCTGCCGACGCTCGACCGGATCGGCGGCGGCGTGGCGTCCGGTGCCGGAGGCGTCGTGATCCAGTTGGACGGCCCTGCAACCACCGCTCTGCTGCGGGGCGAGGCGGTGCAGGCCATCGCGGACAACTCGCGCGCCGTTCAAGGCGCGGCCATGAGCGCCGCGCGATCCAATTCCGGGCGTCGGCAGATGGCCACGCTCCAGATGAGTCCCGGTCTGCTGACCTCATGAAGCCGGCCTGGGGGTTCAGCGCAGTTACGTAGCACTCGCACGATCCGCTCGCGGCGTGTCTCGTTTGACTGGTGGCCCAGGTAGACCGTATGTGGCTACGATTTTCGCGGCGACCTGCCTGTGAACTGGGTCAGACGCATGGAAGTGGATCTCCGTCTGAAACGGGGGCCATTGGCCAGCGCACCTTATGAGAAATACAACCTCAGCTTCCACGGTTTCGATGTCCAGGAGCGGGTTTTTGGTTGGGGGATCTTCGTGACACCAGATGTCGAGGTCTGCCTCACTGAACCTATGACGAAAGGCGTAACCGTAGTATCCGCTGGCGCCCGTGGCATTCCATCCAATCCTGAGGCGGTTTCGAATCGATTGTCTCGTGACGCCAACGTAGATTGGGCGCCCTTCAACGCTGGCGATGTACAGCTTCGGCAATTTGCTGGTCGCTCGGCCAGAGAACTTGGCAGTGCCCTTCGGACATAAAACGGTAAACGTTCTTGCATCGAAGGAAAGCTTGTAGCGATCGGGGCCAGCAACTCTCATAGCCCTTCCATTTTTTCATATGCCCGGCTCTATCCAGAACGCCGCTCCGGTGACGGTGCTGCCGCAAAGCCTGTCCCGCGCGTTCGTGCGGTCGCAGGAATACCCGGTCATCGAGAACGAGTACCGGAACGGAGAGTCGCAGCGCTCGGTCCCGGTGAACAACAGCAGGAAGAGGTGGCGGCTGGCGAAGCGTCTGCCGCCTACGCCGTTACAGGCCCTCCGCGATTTCTACGAGGCGCGGACCGGACCGACCGAACCGTTCTACTTCTACGATCCGTACGAGACCAACCCGAAGTTCTCGTGGGACCCGACCGGCGCGGCCACGACCGGCAGGTACACCGTCCGGTTCGACGGCGAGTGGAACCAGTCGTCCGGTCCGGGCCGGTCGGACGCGAATCTGGAACTGATCGAACTGGCTTGAAACTATGAAACGAATCCTTTTGTTCCTCCTCATGCTTCTCGCAAGCCTCGCCGCCGCAACGCAGATTCAGGACACCGGCTACACCGGTATCAACGGAACACTCTTCAGCGGGCGCCTCACGATCACGTCCCCGAACATGACGGCCGCGGATGGCACCACCCTGTACCGCGCAGTTCAGTCGTTCACGATCACGAACGGCGTCATCTCGGTGAATCTCGAACCGAACGACACGGCGACGCCCGCAGGGACGAGCTACAACGTCGTCTACCGCTCGACCACCGGGACCTCCTGGTCTGAGCGTTGGGTGGTGCCCACAAGCGCGTCCCCGCTCACTGTGAGCCAGGTACGTGTCCTGACCCCACCTGCGCCTTCGGTCATGATCCAGCCGTCACAGATCTTGGGCACCGGGGCCGCAGTCGGGCAGTGCCTGGCCTGGACCGGCTCGGCGTGGGCACCCGCGACATGCGGCGCGGTAAGCACAGTCTTCGGGCGGTCAGGCGCGGTCACAGCGCAGACGGGCGATTACTCGTTCTCGCAGATCACCGGGTCCGTGGGCGACTCGCAGATCTCCCCGGGCGTCGATGCCTCCAAGATCGGCAACGGAACCGTGGATAACCTGGCGTTCGGCTACCTGGCAGGCGTTACAAGCCCGATACAGCAGCAGCTCACCGCGAGGCCGAGTGGAAGCGGTGCGACGGACGCTCTCCCTGTTTGGAGTGGCGCGCAAACGCTGACGGGCAGTTCCTTCGTCACCGTGGATGAAGCGACCAAGAAGGTGAAGGTCAAGCCGGCGGGGAGTTTCTGGTTTGAGGACGCTGGGGGCGCCCCCGTGGCCAGGATCGAATGGGGTGGACAGACTTGGAGTCTCAACGGGTTTGACCTGTGGAACGTGACCACCCTGTCTCTGAACTCCTATATGCAGGCCCTCGGCTACCGCGTGGTTTCCGATTTCAACGCGACTACCATCAGTTCCGCCAGCCACAACTTCGGCAAGCTTTTCGACGGCGGCGGCAACGGATACCGAAAGTTCAAGCTGACGACGAATGTGACCAGCCCGGTCTTCGATTTCAGCGTCACGCAGCCTTCCTACATCACGGTGCTCGAAATCTGTCAGGACGCTACCGGCGGGCGGACCATCACGTTCCCGTCGAACGTGGTTTTCGGCCCGCTGAACGCAACGGCGAACAAGTGCACGGTGCAGATGATGATCAGCCGGACGATGAGCAGTTCGCCGTGGATCGGGGCTTTTCCACTTGCGGCGGCTGTTTCCTTCTGAGCAATGCCTGACTACATCGGCAACATCCAGGTCCCTGAGATCACGCCTTCCGGCGTGTTCCCCATCGTGCCGGATTACCCGCACGGCCGCGCCTGGCGTCCGGACGTGGCGATCCATCAGTTCGGCAGCGGGAACGCGAAGATCGAGCAGCGCTTCCTGCTGGGGACTGGCGCGAAGCGGTTCACGGTGCGCCGCGCCACGCTGCGTGACTCCGACCGGATCGCGCTCCGAAACTTCTTCGAGTCGAAGTTTGGTGCCTACGGCGCGTTCACCTACAACGCGCCCAACGACGATGGCGTCGGGACGACAGCGTACACCTGCCGCTTCGCCAATGAGCCTCTGTCGTGGGAGATGGTCGCGGACCACGTCTGCACGGTCGGCCTGACGCTCATCGAGATCCCGGCGTCGCCTCCCACCTATTCGCTCAACTCCACGGTAACCCGCTTTCCGACGCAGGCGTTGAAGGACGCCCTGTTGTCGCAGGTTCAGCGGATCGTCCCGCTGCTCAAGATCCAGCCTCTCCAGAGCGGGTACCCCGCGATCTACGTGTCCGACCGGCGTTGCACCATCGACGGGCAGTTGTACCAGGCGCGGCTTCTGGAGTTCGACGGCATCCAGCAGGGGATGGGCGGCGAGTCCGACGACGCCTCGTTCACGTTCGGGAACGCGGATCGCGTGATGCGCGACCTTGCGAACGATGTGGACCTGTACCGCGCGTCCATCGAGTTCTCCCTGTTCCACGCCGGGCAAGGCATCAAGCTCGACCTCTGGAAGGGCGATATCGTCAACTGGTCGCTCGATGCGGGTCCGGAGTTCAAGGTCACTGCCGCCGATGGCCTCTACGAACTGAACCTGCCGTACCCAACGCGCAAGATCTCGCGGACGTGCTGGAAGCACTTCAACTCCGGTCCCTGCCCCTACTCGACCGCTGGCGCTCTCGACCTGGTTCACTTCCCGAGCGCCGATGCTTCGAAGTGCGACAAGGGATACGAAACGCCGAACGGATGCCTGGCGCACGGCATGAAGCGGTATTACGGCGCGATCCTCGCGGAACCGCAGGGTGTCCGGATCAAGGACAACTCGACCGGGACATGGGGCTTCGGGCGGTCGCCGCTCACCAGCGTCTCTCTGGTCGCGGATTCGATCTACGACCAAGTGATGCCGGAAGTCTACACCGACAGCGACATGCCGGTGAACGGCAAGATGGCGGCGGGCCGGGACGAGAGCGACTTCTACGAAGGGCTGGGTGTCGTGTGCGAGGGTCCGGTGACGTTCGGCAGCGGCCATAAGCTCGACGGGCAGTTCCACCACGGCTATCCAGGCACCTTTGGGCTTCGCGCAGTTCCCGGCGATGATCCCGCCGGAACGCAGGACTGGTTCTCGCTCGACCAGTCCGGAGACCAGACCGGCGGCGACTGGCGCAAGGTCTTCTCCGGCAACTCCACCTATAAGGACAACTTCGCGGCCGGGACCGCCTTCCTCGTGCTGCGGCGCGGTGACGCGAAGGGACTCCAGTTGTCCAAGCCCGGCGAGCACCAGATGGAGGCCATCGTCCAGAGCGGGATGAAGGGCTGGGTCTGGACTTCTCCGGGCGTGCGCGTGTACGGCCCGCCGCTCACCAATCCCGTCTGGATAGCAATCAATATGCTGTTCCGGGCGCGGGGCTTGCGCCTTGGCTCCGGCGCGACCACGCAGCAGTTGGATCTCGTGGAGACGTTCTTCGACGTGCAGGCCGCCATCGATGCGTCCGCGATCTGCGATGAGCAAGTGACAAAGCTCGTTGGCACAGGCACGGAGACACAGTTCAAGTTCCGGGGCACGGTGCAGGAAGAGAAGCCGCTCCGGGATTGGATTCAGGAGGTGCTGATCAACTGCCTGGGCTTCTATACGTTTTCCTTCGGGAAGCTCAAGGTAGGCGTCCGTGTGAACTCCTCGGCGGTCGAGGCTTTCACGGAGGGGAACATTGTCTTCCGCAGTCTCAAGCTCGCGCCGCTGAAGCCCTCGTTCAACCATATCACCGCGCACTTCGCCGACGAGGATTTCGAGTTCGTCGCGAACAGCGTGGCCGTCTACGACGTGGACCACGCCCTCCTGCTGGCCGGCGGCGCGGGACCGCAGTTCCTCAAATCCAGCGTCAACCTCGCCGGGACCTTCTCGAAGTCGCAGGCCGGCAGGATCATCGCCATCCGCCTACGCGAAGAGTTGGGCGGCATCACGGCAGTGGAATGGAAGGCGGCGAGGAGCGTTCAGTTCCGGACCACGGTGCTCGCCCTCAACACGGAGCCGGGCATGGTCTGCTCGATGACGCATCCGGACATGCCTGGCGGCGCGGGAGAGTTCCGGGTCACGGGCTGGCGTCTGAACAACGACTACAGCATCGACATGCAGGGCCGCACGACCACGGACTCGATGTACGATCTGGTCACCGGTCCGAAACCCGCCGACGTAACTCCAGACGACGTGCCCGAGGAGGTTCTGATCGACACTGGCGTTCCAGGAATCGTGACCGGAACGCCCAAGCTCTCCGACTACGGCACCTTCGCCGTCGACAATATGGAGGTCCTGGCCGACGCCTCCGGCAACAGCAACATCGTGGGCGCGCAGCAGGTCGCCATGGCGCTTTATTACGTGGATGAACTCACCGCGGATCTGTGGGCCAGCCTGGACGCCGCGCTCGCCAAAACCACCGATCCGGCGACGGTCGCCTGTACGATGAATCCGGACACGACGCGTGAGTTCAAAGTGGGCGACTTCGTGGTGTTCAACGACGAGGCGAAGGACCCGGACAACAGCGGGCGGCGCTCGTTCGAATGCGCTCAGATCGTGGGTCCGGGGAACGAAGGCGATGTGGTCCCATCCGGAAACCTCCAGTTTCAGCGGGCGTATCCCGGCGTGCCTGCCGGTCAAGCCACGTTCGGCACGCTGCGGTGCGCGCACTTGAAAGGCGTCCGCTTCCATAAACTGGACTTCAAGATTTTCACGTACTCCGTGAAGAAGGGTTTCTTCCGGACGCCTGGCCTTCCGGCGCGCGTCGAAGCGAAGCTCCCCTCGGCGTGCGTGGTCGCCGCCCTCGTGGGTGTGGCCAACCACTTCGGCTTCGGGCCGTTCACGGTCTTCCCACTCTCGCACCATAGCGAACCCTTCACCCCTGGCGACCGGACCTGCAACGGCGGCGCATACACGTTCCAGATTCCGGGTGCGCTGGCGGTGCAAGACACCGTGGCGATCCCGATGAAAGTGCAGGACGCCGCCTCGATCCGCTGCATCTATGCCTACCTCCAGCAGGGCACCACCGACGGCCAGTCGGCCTATCTGGTCAAGATCAGCCGCGACGACGGCGCGACATGGGAGCCGCTCGAGTACATGGGGATCGCGCAGTCGCTGCCGACCGCGTACAAGAACACCTACGATTTCCTGGTGAACAACGAGGGCTACGGCCTACCCGCCACGCGCCGTCTGCCATACGCCGACTACGGCATCATACTCTTCCAAGCGGTCACCGGCAGTCCCACACCGCAGACCGTCTCGACAGCATCGTACGGCGCGAACCGCCTTGGTCTGGAGGCCGGGCGCTTCGTTCATATCGACCTCGGCGGCGCGAATGAGGAATTCGTGCAGGTGCTCGCCGTCGATCCGGACAACCAAACCTTCGACGCGATTGTGACCGGGGACCACCTGCTCGGCGAGAGCGTCCGTCCGGCCATCTGGCCGACACCCATCATGAACGAGGGCGACGACCTCGCGTTCGATATCCTCTCGGTCGCGTCTCCGGACTCGGGGGCCGACTTGACGGTCGCGATCCAGACGTAACCTGTCTTCGCCCAAAGGGACCGTTCCGCTATCTCGGGTCATGACGGCTGTCGACTCTCCCAATTGGAGTATAGTGAGGGCATGAGCACGCCACCGCCTACGGCTCCCGAAGCCGTTCAACGGCCGACTGCGGAGCTTGCCGTCGCTTGGCCGGACTACCTGGCTTCCTACGAAGCTCTGGAGCAGCACTTCCGCGCACAACTTGAAGGGCTCACCAATACGGAAAAGGGTAGCAGGTTCGCGACGTTCGTCCAAAGACTCGTGCCTCAGACTGAGCGTGGCTCAAGCTATGGCGTTCCGGAACTCAACCCGAAGCGCTCGGACGACCGCGGAGTCGATCTGACTGCGAAGCGTAAAGATGGCACTTCGTTGCTTCACATTCAAGCAAAGCTCTGGATTGATACAGCCGACGCCATCGATTCAATACTGAGCAAATTCAGAGACTTTTTGTCGACTTACCACCTTGGCGATGGTGACCAGGCTCTGCTACGTTTTGAGGAGGTCCCCGTCAGTTTTCAGGTTGTGACTTTGTCGTCACTGAACAGAATTCTGGAGAGATATAAGGGCAAGCAATACGCATCCAAGGAGTTCTTCGAAGCTCTTGTCCGCGAGGACCGCCTGAACTTTACGGATGGGCCGGAAGTCTTCAAGTTACTCAGGAACTCGTATTTGAAGTTGGGCGAGATTCCCCGAGAACTTCGCGTCACATTGGTGACGTCTCCCATCCCGATTGGCAACGTCTACCTTGGCGCAATATCAAGTGATGAGCTGAAGCGCTTGTACGAGGAGTTTGGCGATGCGCTCTTCTTCGAGAATATCCGAGATTTCCTGGACACCTCCAAAAGCACAGAAAGAAGTGGACGGACGACACCGAATCAAGAAATCACTCGAACTGTCATCAACGAGCCCGAAGCGATGCTAGCCAGGAACAATGGTATCGTTTTTCGGGCCGACGCCATCTCTAAGATAGACTCCGATGTGTCGCTCTTGCTTACGAGGGGCAGCATAGTCAACGGCTGCCAGACGACGATGTGCATTGTCAACAGTGCCACACGGACATGCCATGTTCCCGTGAAGTTCGTTGAGACCTCAAACTCCTGGGATATCGCCAAGGCCGCTAACTATCAGAACTCTGTTGCAGATATCGATTTGGAATTGGCTCGGCATTTACGCCCCCAGATTGTCAAGCGTGCGGCGAATATTGCTGGCATACAGATCCTTGACGGCAAGGAATCTGCATTCCAGATTATCGACGCCATCTATAACCGAAGAGTCGCATACGCGGAGACACGTCTCTTCTACCTCGGCCTGTTCAGCAGGCAACCGAACAACCTCTTTGCCGCGAACTACACCGAGATCGTTCGGGAGGTAATGAGCTGTCTATACGAGGATGATCTTTACGGCAGCCAGATATTCGAGACGCTGTTCTCCTTGCAGAACGCTTGCCAGACTGCCCTGATCGAAGCACACAAGGTCTTTACGAATCCGACATACGCGGCGATGTTCGAGCGCTTTTACAAAGAGGACAGCCCCTCTTATCGGTGCTTCGTTGGTATCTTGGCGCTTTGTGGAGCAGTCGGGATGAATGTCGCTGAACGCCTGCCCGACGCTGCGGCAGAGACCGAACGAATGCGAAGGTTCCTTTCTGAGGCCGGGCGCATCTTGCAGGAGAGTCCCGAACGCTTTTCGCGGTATTACCTGCTCGCTGCGAAGACATGGATGGGCCTCATGATGGATGCGGGCGTTGATGAGGGTGAAATTCGGCAGTTCATGAATTTACAGAGCCGGAGCGCCAATTTCGCGCAGATGTATAAGAAACTGTGTCTTGAAGCTGATCTCGACCAGCAGCTCACCAAGGAGCATTCCTCCTGAGCAGCCCGCCTGCGTTGGCTACTGGTCACGCGATTGGTGGAAGGGGCTTGCGCCCATAAGGCGGCACAGGGGGCGAACATGCAGCGAGAGTAATTGGCGGCATCGGTGATCTGTGAGCCGCACGGTGCAGTGGCCAACCTTGGCGGCTTTCTAAGAAGAGATACCGATACCAACATCTTAACGATGGGCGTTCAGCCGCTCCAGATCTTCGACCCGCGCCGGAACTTCCAGTTGCAGGGCTTCACCGGTCGTGGCGCGACGACCACGATCCACGACGCCACCGAGACCGGTGTCTCAATCTCAGGCATTTTTCAGGCCGCCGAAGACTTCGCGGCGCTCGGCCTGTGGAGCGCCTACGACTACTTCAACCACCTGCGCGTGAAGCATCTGCCGCGCACCGACCTCTCCGGCCTGAAGCTGGAGTTCGACATCGAGTACGACCACGCGCTCGACGGCGTGATGCGCCTCGATGCCGCGAAGTTTCCGTCCGTCTCGTGGGACGCGATGACGTTCGTGTGTGGTGCGGGCAGTCCGAACGACCTCTACGAGGTACGCCTGCTCAACCACGCGGCAGTGGTCTCCGGCGGCGAGACACCAGCCTCCTGCACGTTCGATGCTGGCGGGATCGCGCCGTACTACGGGATCGACTATCTCCACCTCTACTTCCGCGACACCCGCTACACAGTGGCGCACACCGACTGCATCGTCGAGACGACCCTCTCTGCGGACGTGACCGCTAGCACGACCGCGCAGGACGTTCCGGTCGCGAGCACGACGGGAATCGGTGTGGGCGGCTACGTTTACATCGAGCGCACCGGCACGAACGAGGAACTGGTGCGCGTCGAGGCCGTCGGCACGGGCACCGTCCGCTGCGTGGTCACCATGAACCATCCCGCCGGGAGTTTCGTCACGCTTCAGTTGGGCGCGAAGCACCTGCTCCAGAAGCTCGCCCAAATCATCAACACGCCGGGCGATCCGGTCGCGGGCCGCTTCGGTCCCGACCAATCCGGTGTGATCTCCGCGACCGCGACGGCATTCTCCACTTCAGTGGCCAATCTCGGGCTTGAGTTCGTCATGCCCGCGCTTCCGGCGGCGCGGTACGGCAAGCTCGGCAACATCGACCGCGTGCTGGTCACCTCCGGCCACGTGAACGCCGAGCCTCCGGACCCGCCCGGGTCGCAGCAGATCGATTGGTCGGGCGGCAGCGGCGCTTCACGACGATTCGTCGGCGGCGACAACGACACCAAGTACCACATCACGCTCGACTTCACGCAGCCTCTTCTTGACAAGCTCGACCGCACGGTGCCGATGAGCGACTGCCGCAAGATGTACATGGTTTTCGCGCCGCGCTTCGAAATCACCGAGCAGGAGTTGGAGGACGGCTGCTTTCTCACGGCGGGCGTGGGCGCGACCGACACCGTCTGGCAGGTGGACGACTCTTCCAAGCTCTCCGGAGGCCGGTACTTCATCGGCACGCCGGCCACTGAGGAGCGCGTGCGCCTCGTCTCCCTGGATTCGCCAACACAGCTCACCGTCGAGCGGGGCTACCAGTCCTCGACGCCCGGTGCGAGGGCGACTGGAACCCGCGTAAAGAAGCTCTCGCCCATGAGCGGCTTCGCGTCGGACGTGGAGTGGGGCGCCACAATCTCGAACGTCACGGTCACCGGCGATCGCACCCTCAAGGTCGGTGGCGCCTCGCCGCGCATCGAGGAGTCCGATGGCCGGTGCAAGTACACCGGATCCTGGGAGAACTACAAGTACGCCGGCGGCTTCCCGACACAGTGGTGGAGCGCGGGCCACGCGAGACGCGCCGCGCCCAGCAGCGCTCTCGACGTTCGCAAGGTCCGGATCACGTACTCGAAGCCGGAGGTGCACGATCTCTATCTTGGGACGTTCCTGTACACCAACTGTGGGAAGGTCAGCGTGTCGGTGGACGGCACGCCAACCACGCACGATCTTTACCTCGCGGAGTTCGGCGGCACCACGGCGAACTTGAAGGTCCGCGCCAACGTCGCGGCCGGGAACCACACCGTCGAAATCACCGCTCTCTACGACAAGAACGCCGCGTCCACCGGGTACTTCTTCTACTTCGATTACCTGTGGCCGATGGTGCCGCAGGACGTTCCGGATGCTCCGGAGGTCCTTTCGGATGTGTCGCTCGCCATCGACTTCGACACCGACCACGGCTACAAGAAGCCCCCCGCATGGCACCTCTGGCACCTCCAGAAGCTCGGGCTACAGGGCCACGCCGACGTGTACATGGGCGTCTTCTGGAACAACAAGCGGCGGCGCGTAGGCGCGACGTACCCGTACGCGACCATCGCGTTCTCTGGCAGCCCCGTTCCAGGCGACGTTGCGTCCATCACGATCTCCGGGACGACCATCAATCACGCCATCGGCTACGGCGACACGCTTCAGAGCATCGTGAGCCAGATGCGCGCCGCGTTGAACGGCACGTTCGCGGGCGTTTGGGCCGACGATAACTTCGGGACGAGCGCGACGCTGCGCATCCAGTCGAAGGCCCCCTCGTGGACGTTTCCGTCGATCTCTGTCGGCGCGCCGAACTCCGTGACGCTCACGCTTACCAGCAACCTCGGGACGGCTGGCAACGAGGGCGATTGGGAGTTGATCGACTCCGTCTCGCCGGTCATGACCGAAGGCGCGCGGAAGTGGATTCGCGACCTCGCCAGCCAGTTCCAATCGGCGGGGATCACGGCGTCGTTCGCGTTCTCAATGGAGGTCTACAATCCTCCGGCGGCGATGCGGGCGAAGTACCTGCTGTACACCGGCGGCGTGGTCCAGCCAGGCGCGGACGTGTACTTGGAGATTCCGTCGCACCAGATGCACTTCGGGCAGCGCGTTCGGAACTACCTGCGACAGATGTATAAGGAATGCGCCGACGAGATCGCGGCGGCGGGCGCGCCGGTGGTGCTTCAATTCGGTGAGACGCAGTGGTGGTACTTCCCGAACACCTCGCAGGACCCGAATGGCGGGATGGGCTTCTACGATCAGGAAACTATCGATGCCTTCCAAGCCGCGAAGGGTCACCAGATCTGGCCGTTCACGGCGAATACGGATGATCCCGCGGGCGATCCGGCGCACACGTTCGAGACCGCCGACTTCCTGCGCGACCGCATCTGGCAGTACTGCGCCGATGTGATGGCGCACGTTCGCTCCTACCATCCGACCGCCGTGTTCGAGTGCCTCTGGCCGCTCGATGCGAACCAGGGGAAGCCCGCCCCGGACGCCGGGTTCCGGAGGCTCCTGATGCACGTCAACCTACCGAACGAGTGGAAGTCGTCCTCGTACGGGATCAAGTACTTCCGGTGCGAGGGATTCGATTACGACGTGTGGCAGAAGAACTCCGTGCGCATGCGGCAGACAATCAGGTATGCGAACGAGGTCCTTGGCCGGCCCGCCGCGGAGTGCAGTTACCTGGCGGGCATCTATGGTCCTCCGGACCCGCCCATCGCCCAGGCGTTCGGGATGTGGCGTGCGGCGAAGCTCTACTCGATGTGCTTCTGGGCGTTCGATCAGTTCTGTCTGAACAGCAGGCCGATCCCGCTCGAAGCATGGACTCAAGCACGGGCCACGGCGGTCGCGTACCACAAGCCTCGCGCGGCCCGGGCGCTGGAGGCCACCGTCGCGGTGCCGGTCGTATCAACCGCATCGGGCGCAATGAACCGTTTCCATTTGAACGAGGGCAAGCTGAATGGCTAACTACCCCAGCGCGATCGACGGCGCTTCAAGCCTGTACTCTCCAGCAGATGCTTTCTCGACCAAGTCGCTCGACACCACGGCTACGCAGCAGATCCTCTCGGGCGACTCGACCGTTAGCGTCGCGTCCACCGATGGCTTCGCCGCCACGTACGGCATTCTCTCGATCAACGACGAGTTGATCATTTACACCGCAAAGAACGCGACGCAGTTCACCGGATGCCAGCGGGGAGCGTTCGGCACGTCAGCGACGCAGCACTCCTCCGGCGTCGCGGTGAAGGCGAACATGGTCTCCGGCTTCCTGACCGCGCTTCAGTCAGCAGTCCTCGCCATCGAAAACGAGGTTGGTGTGACGTCCGCGCGGAACTATGTCCGGAAGGACGGCGCGGTCACGATCACCGGCCTGAAGACCTTCGTGGACGGCGCGGAGTTCGGTGTGGGAGCCAAGGCTGCGACCGGCCTCGTGCGGCTGCCCAATGACGGAGCGTTGCGGTGGCGCAAGGCCGACAGCTCCGGCGACCTGGGGATGAGCCTGAACGCCGCGAACCACGTCGCGATGGAAGCGATCATCGACTTCGCAGTTGGCCAGACGTTCGGCGCCTTCTCGTATCCGGATGCCACGACTGGGAGCAAGGGAATCGTCCAGATCGACGCGGTCGGTGGGCTGGCGGTCGCGGCTGGAGTCCTGTCGTTGGCAAACACGGCGGTCACGCCCGGCATGTACCCCAAAGTCACCGTAGACGCCAAAGGCCGCATCACGGCGGGTGCGTCGCTTGCCGCCTCCGACCTGCCGACGCACAGTCATGTCGCCAGTGACATCGTGAGCGGCGCCTTCGGCGTGAATCGCGGTGGAACTGGCCTGACGACGATCGCCGCTAACAAACTCCTTTACTCACCGTCGCAGGACACGTTCGCCGAGCTGAGTGTCGGCTCCGGGCTATCGCTGGCCGCAGGGGTGATCTCCCTCGGAACCCACACCCACGCCGCAACAGACATCGTCTCCGGCTCCTTGGCCCTCGCGCGGGGTGGCTCTGGAGCGGATCTCTCCGCAACAGGCCCTGGCTTTCTGCGCCAAGCTTCGGCGGGCGCGGCGGTCACCGTCGCCGCGCTCTCTTCAGGAGACGTGACCGGCGCGCTGGGTTACACGCCCGCGAACAAGGCCGGCGACAGCTTCACCGGCGCGCTGCACGTCGGTGGAGACCAGGCCTTCGTCGAGTGCGGTCCTTACCAGACCGTCGGCGGCGCGTTCGAAAACATGGCGAAGTACTCCGAAGACTTCAGCGTCGGGACCTGGGACAAGAACGGCGGGAGCTGCTCGGTGACCTCGAACAGCACCGCCGCTCCGGACGGCAACACGACCGCCGACACGGTGACCGCGACCACGGCGACGCCGATCATCCAGCAGCAGATCGCGGGCCTCGTGGACGGCGGCACGTACACGTTCTACGTCTGGGCGAAGGTCGCCTCCGGGACCCGGAAGGTGTCTCTCGCTCTCGTCAACAACGCTTATGGCGCTTACTTGGCGGGCCCGACTCAGATCACTCTCACAACGGCGTGGCAGCGGTTCCGGATCACCGGCACACTGGCCAGCGGGCAGGCCGGCTTTTGGATCGTGGTGCGCCAGTACGATTCGAACGGCGACGACTGGACGACCGGCTCGATTTACTTGTGGGGCGCGTGCCTGCAGCAAGGCAACGACCCAAAGATCGGGTACGCCCGGACGTGGGCGTTTCAGACTGCGAACGTGCCGGCCGGAATCGCCTGCGGCGCGGTCGTGATCTCCGCAAAGGACAACGCGGAGTCGGCGTTGCGTGTGTACGGCCCCGGTTCGAACCTCGTGGATAACCTGCTGTTCGCGGTGAACAGCGCGGGCGAGGTCACCATCGCGGGCGGAACCGGCAACGGCTACATGCTCTCGCAACTCCGCGGGGCGGTGAACCCGTCCGGATGGTCTGGTGTGATCGAAGTGAAGAACCCGGCAGGGGTCACCACAGGCTACATACTGCTCTACGCCAACCCGTAATTCCCGAAAGGACAAACCGATGAAGTTGACGCTTGATCACACCCAGCGTCTGAACCTGCACGCGCTGCTTGGCGTTCAACGGGCAGATGTTGGATCTATTCGCGCGATTTGGGCCGTACAAGACAAGCTCGCGCTTGATGCAGACGAGGAAAAAGCAATCGAACTCAAGCGCGAGCTCGTGAACGGGCAGGAGCGGACGGTCTGGAACCCGTCGTTGTCGGTCCCCGCAAGAGAAGTCGATTTCACCGATACCGAACTCGCCCGTATCAAAGCGGTTATCGAGGTCTGGTCCGGCTACGGCGTCAGCGCCGACCGCCGTTGGCTGGGACCGCTGCTCATACTCTTGTTCGAATCGGAGCCTCGACCATAAGTTTGGCCGATTCGGACCAGAACGCCGGCATCGACCGCAACATCGACAGGGTGCGCTGGATGGCCGTTTACCCCTTCGGCGTCCTCTCCTGACCCCGCGCCGAGCGTCGCTACCTGATGGGCATCTTCAACACCGACTGGCCATGGGAGCGCGACTAAGGTGGCCCCCAAAGTCAAGACCATTTTTTGGCTCCAATAAGTTATGGATAACGGAGTCTGAAATCTGATCTTTGGGGCGGCCGGAGCCGCCCCACCATTCCGGCCCTCGATCCGGCGCTC